CACCCAACTCACAAAAGGAACGTGACATGAGCAACACGGACACCGCCCCTGCCGAGACCTACGCCGAGAAGGTGGACCGCATCGCCGCCGAGCTGCTGGACGTCCTGCGCGACGTCCTCGGCCCCGAGCGCCGCCTGCCGAGGGCGCGGGCCGCCTACGCCCGCTACGGCGACCACTCCGTCACCGTGCGCGACGGCGAGAACGGTCGGGTCGAGGTGACCGCGCACCTGACGACGGCGGGCACGGTCCGGGAGTACTCTGCCCGCCTCACTCACGGCGACCTGGAGCCGCGGCTGTACTCCTCCGTCGGCCCCGTCCGTACGGACTGCTCGGAGGCGCCGGAGGAGCGCCCCACCCTCACCTACGTCCTCCCCCTCGTGATCCGCCTGGGCCTGGCCGAGAAGCGCATGGAGGACGCCCGCAAGGCCCTGGAGGCGGCCGGACTCCCCGTAGAGGACTGCGGCCCGAGCATCGTCCTGAGGGAGCCCTGCGCGTGGGGGATGCGCAACGTCGCCACCGTCGAGCTCGACCCGGACAACGGCATGCTGCGCGTGCACGGCCGGGGCGCGGGCCGGGTGCGAGAGATTTTGTACCAGGCCAACGTGTTCTAGCCCACCGCCACCACCGCCACCACCCCCCTTAGGAGAAACCATGAGCACCAAGACCACCATGACCGAGCAGGTTGCGGCCCAGATCGACCGCCAGTGGCCGTACAGCCGCCTGAACGTGACGAGCGAGAGCAGCGGCGAGTACGTGTCCGTCGGCCCGAACAGCGTCCAGCTCACTGAGGACTACTGGCACGTCCCGCGTGAGGGGCAGCCGAACCGCCG